ATGAACATAATAAAAAATTACGGGAAGAATCTGAAAATGCTGATAGCTCTTGAAAATATAAGTAAAATTTGGGGCGGCGCGCTTGTTCTCAACCGCGCCGCACTGACAATAGAGGACGGAGACCGCATCGGGCTAATCGGGGCTAACGGGTGCGGTAAATCCACGCTTTTAAATATTATTGCAGGGCGGGTACACCCCGAAAAGCTCCCCGAGCCGGATACGGAGCGAATTAACCGCCGGAAAAATGCCGTTATAGGCTTTTTAGAGCAAAATTCCGGGTTAGAACGCGATTGCACCGTTATTGAAGAGGTCAGAGGCGTATTCCGCGAACTGCTTGTTACAGCAGAACGGCTGAGGGAGCTCGAACGCCTTATGTCAAGCTCTGATTTGCGTGGCAATGAAAAAGAATTTGCGGCTATTCAAGAGGAATATTCCTCTAAATCAGCTTATTTTGAAGCGAACGATGGCTACCTGATTGACGTGAATATAAGCAAAATCTTAAACGGCATGAGCTTTCCGCCCGATACCTACGATAGGGTTATATCCACTTTAAGCGGCGGCGAAAAAACGCGGCTTGCCTTGGCGAAACTTTTGCTTGAAAGCCCCGACCTGCTCATTTTAGACGAGCCTACAAACCACTTGGATTTTAACACCGTTATCTGGCTTGAGGATTTTCTGCGCGATTATAAAGGCGCGTTACTTATCGTTTCTCACGACCGCTATTTTTTGGATAGGCTTTGCAATTCAATCTGTGAAATTGAGCGGGGCGTTTTGCGGCGGTTTAAAGGGAATTATACGGCGTTCACCATTCAAAAGAAAGCGTTGATTACAAGGCAACTTAAAGAATATGAAGCGCAAGCCGCTGAAATGGCGCGGCTTAAAGAATATGTCGATAAAAACATCGTCCGCGCCTCTACCTCAAATATGGCTAAAAGCCGACAGAAAAAGCTGGAGGCATTGGAAGCCGAAGCTGTGCCGAAGCCGGTTATTCACAATAGAACCTCTAAAATCAAATTTGAATATGACAGAATCCCCCCGCTTGACATTCTTGAAGTAAAGAATATTGATATTGCAGTCGGCGAGGGGACGGAGCGCGTTACCCTTGCGGAATCGCTGTCATTCAGCATAAGGCGGGGCGAAAAGCTTGGTGTTATCGGGGCGAACGGGACGGGGAAATCCTCTTTGCTGAAAATTCTTCAGCGCGTACTCCCCTGCTCGCGCGGCAGTATTGAATGGGCGCGGAATGTCAAAATATCTTATTTTGACCAAGAGTTTGCACGCCTTAATCCCAAAGATACCGTTATGAATGCCGTTCATAAACTGCACCCCTCTATGACGGAGAATGCTGTCCGCTCCATTTTGGGGCTGGTAAGAATCAGCGGCGAAAATGTGTTTAAGCGGGTCGGCGTTATTTCGGGCGGCGAAAAGGTTAAACTTTGCTTTGCTTTGATGATGCTGGAGCGCGGTAATGTTCTGCTGTTGGACGAGCCTACAAACCACTTGGATATTGATACCAAGGAGGTTCTTGAACAGGCACTGTATGAATATGACGGCACGATTATTTTCGTGTCGCATGACCGATATTTGCTCAACAGGCTTGCAAGCAGAATTCTTGAAATCGCCGAAAGTGCAGTAGAGAGCTATAGCGGCGGATTTGATGATTATATGAATATAAGGCGCGAGCGGCTTGCCGAAGCGGAGAAAGATAAGTTCTCAGAAAAAGTGCCGGAGGAAAGCTCAAAGCCCGCCGCTCCGAGCAATCCCCCCTGCCGCAGTAAAGAGCAACGTGCGAACAACGCAAAAAAGCGGCTTCGCATTAAAGAGCTTGAAGCCGCTATTTATGACGCAGAAGAAAAGATGGCTGCGCTTCAATCGGAAATGTCAACTCCCGAGGTTTGCGCCGATTATATTCTGATGCAGGAAAAATGCGCGCTTTACGAGGAGCTGAAGCAACAGGCTTCGGATTATACCGATGAATGGGCAGAAATCAGCGATTAGTAACTGTCCCAAAAAATTTTATTATAAAGCCAGCCTGTAAATATTCTCTATATCTCGTTTGGAAAGTGCGACAAAGCCTCCTGTTTTACCGTCTCCTACGGGGTGGTTGCTCGCAAGCACGGGTATATCCTCCTCTTTCGCCCCCAGTTCCGCGAAAGTTACGGGCATTCCTATGGAGCTTAAAAAGCATTTAAACGCCGCAATTCCCTCTAATGCGGTTTTTTTCGGGTTCTGAAAATCCATTTGGCAACCCCAAACCCTAACCGCAGATTGTGCGAAACGCATAACGTCTTGGTCAACCACATAGGTCATCCACGCGGGCATAACAACAGCAAGCCCCGCTCCGTGTGCGACATCATACAATCCCGAAAGCTCATGCTCTATACCATGGCTGTTCCAGTCATGCTCTCTGCCTACTCCGACTATATTATTATGCGCGACCATACCCGCCCACATTATATTCGCCCGCGCATCATAATCATCGGGATTTTTGAGAGCCTTGGGCGTTTCATTAATCATGGTAATCAGAATCGCCTCGCAGAGCCTGTCGGTACATTCAACATTTTTTGTGTTAGTTATGTAACGCTCAAAAACGTGCGCCATAATATCCGTTGCCCCGCAAGCGGTCTGATACGGGGGCAGGGTTTGCGTGAGGGCGGGGTTCAGTATTGAAAATACGGGTCTTATAAGGTCGCTCCCCGCTCCCCTTTTAACCATTCCCTCTTCCTTTGTTATAACCGAATTAGGCGAGCCCTCGCTCCCCGCCGCCGCTATGGTAAGCACGGTCGCGGTTGGAATGGCGGTTTTTGCCTCCGCCTTGTCGCAGAAGAAATCCCAAAAATCTCCGTCATACGGAACACCTAACGCTATAGCTTTAGCCGAATCAATCGCAGAACCGCCGCCTACCCCGATAATGAAGTCAACGCCTTCTTTTCTGCAAAGCTCAATCCCCTCGTAGACTAAACCGTCACGGGGGTTCGGCTGTACCCCGCCCAGCTCAACATAAGGAATCCCTTGACCATCCAGCGATTTTTTCACCCTGTCAAGCAGTCCCGATTTAATCACCGAGCCGCCGCCGTAGTGAAGCAAAGCCTTTGTTCCCTTAAATTCTTTAACAAGCGCGCCGCACTCGTTTTCTGCATCCTTGCCGAATGCAAATTTCGTAGGGCTGTAAAAAGTAAAATTTTCCATAATATAAATATCCCTCCATTAATTGTATTATAACACTTACAGGGATTTGTTGTCAAGGGAATATTACGTTATTGTATGATTTTTACAATATATATGTTTGTTTATTGGTTGTTATTGATAGTTTTCGAAGTGTAAATATTGGCTAAACACTGCAAATGTACAAATAAATATTCTCCTAGTTAAATTAAGCGTAAATTTCATTCACGATGTATGTTTTTATTGTGCCTAAGCGGAGATAAATCTCCAGCCATCGGTACACATTTTATCTATATCCGATTCAGCTTGCCAGTTCAAAATTTGCTTAGCTTTTTTCGTATCGGCATAACAGACGGCTATATCTCCTGCTCGGCGAGGGGCTATTTTATATTCAATTTTTTTGCCCGAAGCCTTTTCAAATGCCGCTACAAGTTCGAGGACAGAAGTGCCTTTCCCCGTTCCGAGATTAACTGCTTGCGTTCCTGTATTTTTCAGAACATAATCAAGTGCGTTCAAATGCCCTTTCGCTAAATCAACGACATGGATATAATCCCGGATTCCCGTGCCATCGGGGGTGTCGTAATCATCTCCGAAGACATTTAAATGAGAAAGTTTATCAATGGCAACCCTTGCTATATAAGGGAATAAATTGTTAGGTATACCGCTCGGCTCTTCGCCGATAAGCCCGCTTTCATCTGCGCCGATTGGGTTAAAATAACGCAACAGGCAGACGCCCCATTCCGAATCGGCGGCGGCTAAATCAATCAAAATCCGCTCAATGGCAACTTTTGAGTAGCCGTATGGATTAGTTGCCGAGGTTGGGTAATGCTCAATGTAAGGCACGGGGTTGTCTGTTCCGTAAACAGTCGCCGAAGAGGAAAATACTATTTTTTTGCAACTATATTTTTTCATGGCACGGAGCAATTCAATTGTCCCGCATATATTATTGTGATAATATTCAAGCGGATTTTCGCAGGACTCACCTACGGCTTTCAGCCCCGCAAAATGAATCACAGCTTCTATTTCGTTTTCCCCAAAAATTTCGCAAACTTTTTCAAAATCCCGCATATCTGCCTCATAAAGCTTAACCTTTTTGTCCGATATGCGTTCAATTTTCTCTACTACCTCCGGCTTCGAGTTTGAAAAATTATCTGCTATTATAATATCATAGCCTGCATTTAAAAGTTGAACGCAAGTGTGAGAGCCGATGTAACCTGCTCCACCTGTTATCATTATGTGTGGCATATAGTTAGCCTCCTCTCATAGTTTACTTGTACTAAGAAATATATGATTCCCACAAAAAAACAGTAACTGTATAGCAACCCTTTATGAAAAACACCTAGTTGTGCCTTAAACTATGCTTACATTATATTCATTGATAAGTTAGTACATTTTTAACCACACTTACCGCGCCGTTTTTATCAACTGTTTTTACGAGTTTTTCAGCTTCTGCTTTACGTCTGTCATAATTTGATAATAACACAATTGCCTCATTCTTTAGATAATCAAAATCAACATTTTGCCAATCGCCAATATTCTTCATAAGATTGTTTTTATTTAAATAATCAGCGATGAGAAGTTGGTTATCGGCTTGCGTAATCGTAATGGTCGGCATACCTAAAGCGGCAAGCTCGTATATCATACTTCCCGCCGCAGTCACTGCTATATCACAGTTACGCATTATTTCAACCATTGAAATGGGATTTTTGTATATTTTTATATTATCTGCCGAAAAAGTGCGGACATATTCATCGCATTTTGTATACCTCCCTAAAACTACAGACAATTCCACATTATCAATAGTACATAATGCTTTAATAACCTTCGGAGTCATATTTCGCAAATCCGAGCCGCCGAAACATACTAAAACTCTGTTTGCATTTTCCCTAATTTTTATTGACAAAGTGCGGTTACATTGGTATAATGTTAATATAACCGCATTTCGCAAGCCTAACAAAACCCGCCCATTCGGAGCAAATCCTCAGTATCCCGCAAAATTTCATAACGGTCGGCAGTATTCCCGTAGACATTCATCGTAAAATTCGCACTCCTGCCCTGCCCCCAATTTGAACTCTGATTTTCCTGTGCCGTAACAACCCGCTCGCCCTTATGAAGCAAAGCCATATAGTTGTCGTAAGGGACATAATCAAGCCCGGCACGGTGGCTGCCGTTTACATATGGCAAGGCTTTGGAAAGATATTCTTGTCCGCTACTCATAGCTTTGAACAATTCCCCTATAGCCGATAAAGGCATATGAGAGTATTCCGCAATCCCCTCCGCTATTCCTTGATTAATATCTTCCCCTATTCCCAATCCGAGAAGATTAAAATTAGCATTTTCAATTACGGATTTCAGATTTCCGTAAATCCCGCTGTTTTCATTGCTGATGTATTGCTTAATCGCTTCCCTTTGCTCTTCATCAACCTCCAAAGAATCGCATAATGTTTCGGTTATGATTCCATAGGCTTCATGCCATTGCTTTTCGGAAGCTAAAACAGCGTCTATTCCCTCGTCCATCATGTCCCGCAATAACGGAATCGCCTCCACCTTATTCGCCCCTATAGCATTCAGATAACTGTCAGAAACGCCCGCTTTTATCAATTCAGCGTATAATTCAGAAAATTCCTCTGTATTTTTTATGTTCTCCTCCTGATTATCTCTAATAGTTTCCCACATTGTGTCGCTGTCGAGGGTTATTTTTTTAGTTAAATCACCAAGCCCGCCGGACATTGTTTCAAAGGTTTTGTATATGGCATCGGCTGTTTTTTTCAATTTTTCTTTTAACTCCTCATAAGTCAAGCCTTGAGCGTTCGCACTTTCGATAATTGCCAGTTTAACAGCTTCCTCCGCATCCATTCGCAATTGTGAAATCCGCTCTTGTTCGTCAGTCAGTTCTTGAAGCCTTTTCAAATATTGGGCTTCAACCCGCTCCGCTTCCTCGGCGTTCTGCTTTATCCCTTTCAACATCTCCGTCCCCGCAGTATTTGTTGCAATAAGCGTTCCGTCGGCGGCAATAGCAACATTATCCCAAGCCCCGGCGATATTGTTTATTTCGGGATATAACTCCCTAATGCTTTCGTTAGCGGCATCAAGTTTACCTGTCCATTGCGGCAATTGACCTTCAGCAGTCTTTAAAGCAAGTTCGTTTTCATACAAATCTTGATTAAGATTTTGAATTTCTTTTTTCGCCTCTTCAGCCGCTAGTTTGGCTTGTTGATAGCCGTCCTGTAAAATCCCAAACTTATTAGCATTTCTGACTATTTGCTCCTGCTCTTCAAGTTTAGCACTTATTTCTGCAATATTTTCACTTGCAAGACTATGTTGAGCCGTGAATAACTCAACCATTTGCAAAGCCTCAATGCGGTCAATCGCTTGGTCAACCCCGCCGGATAGTTCTTTAAATGCTCCCGTTTGCTCATCAATAAGCGAAGTCCCCGCTGGTAAAATCTCGCTTAATTCACGGGCAAGCCTATTCAATTCCGTCATTTCCTCATTTGTCAAAACCCCGATTCTTTTCCGCAATTCTTCATAGCGAGCAGCCTGTTCTTTTAATGCCGAGGTATCTCTGAAATTTGAAACAACCTCTTTCATTGATTCGTTAAATGCGAGTATATTTTTATTAGCACGCTCCGTAGCTTTGGCTAAATCTCTGTTCATTGGCTCAATGATACCCTCTTTTATTGCCAAACCTACAACCGTAGCCCCCGCTATCATCGCCGCATAAGGAATTGCGGATAATGCTTTGCCTAATAACTCTGTAATAAATATCCACTGTTCTTTTACTTTGATAATTGCTGAACTTGCTAACATGAATGTTGTAAGTGTATCAGCAGTTAATCCAATTACAGAGTCAAATTTAACCCCATTTTCAGTAGCGATTCGCATATCCTTGCTGAATTGTTGCAATATTTCAGCCGATTTTTGCCCTTTATCCGCAACAATACTAAACGCTTCTGCAACCTCGCCTAATCTGTCTGTAACAGAATTAAGGCTTGTTAAAAAACTACTTATGTCTTTTTCTAAAAATGCTAATTCCTTTTCACCCATTTTGTATTCCCCCTTATATTTTTAATAAATAACAAATTGCTATTCATTATTTAAATAATAACATATGTTAATAGTAACATACAATCACATCTTGAATTAAATTTTTCTAAAGGAGTTTTAGTTATGAACACAACTTTTTATCCGCAACACAGTCTACACGGAAGAAAACCCACGGATACTATTTCAATGGTTAATACACTTTATAAGAATAAAACAAAAAAAGGTGTTGAGTTATTAAAAAAAGCTGATATTGAAGCCATTTTAATAGGAAATAATAACTATAAATTCTCATCTCACAATCTTTCTGCCAATAAGTCAGAATTAATCCATTGTGAAACAAAAGGTCTGTTTATATCTACATTAAATACATACTATTATTCGGATATTAGCTCTGCAAACATCAATGACGATGGTAAAATAGAATTAAAATTTATTGATATGAAATCTGTTATATTTGATTTTGGCGACGAGTATTATGAAATTAAACAAATGGTTGATTTTCTCGGCTTCAAGATAAATAAAACTAAAATAAATAATGCCGATTCAGTCGAAGCTAGATTGTCAAATCAAGCCGATGAATTGAAAAAATTCAAGTTACTATTAGGCGAAGGTGTAATTTCGCCAGAAGAATTTAATAAAAAGAAAGAGCAATTATTACAAATGAATTATTCTAATTTAAATAACGGTGAACAAATTAAGCATAAATATGAAATTGAAAATGAAAAACAATCAAACCTATTTTCAATAGATGACCCTGCTATTTTATGTTTTTGGCTTATTGGGGTAGCAGCAGTTGTTCTTTGGTTTATTATTACTATTATTAAATCGCTATTCGTTTCCTAATCGGTCTCCCAAAGCCCAGCTAAAAATTTACTTATGTCTGCCAATAAAAACGCTAAGTCTTTTTCTGTCATGATATTTTCCCCCTTTTTTATTATTGATGAACTTATCATCATCTAAATTATAACATAATCAAATAGTAACATACAATCACATCTTTTAAAAATAATTTATCGAAAGAGGTTTTATTATGAACACCGAAAGCACTAATATTAGTTTAAGCCAAGCTGATGAATTGCGAAAATTTAAGGATTTATTAGACGAAGGAATTATATCCCAAGAAGAATTTGAGAAAAAAAAAGAACAACTTTTAAAAGCTGATTCATCAAGCAAAGTTGAACATAACTATATTGCATATGAACCCAGTAAGTTGTTTCCATATATTGCAACTATCGGTCCTTTGATTGCTATTATTTGGGTTATATATGTAACCATAAAACATTTTTTTTAAGGAGATTTTATTGTGGAAAATAATAAAGTTGATAATGCAATTAGCCAAGCCGATGAACTGTTAAAATTCAAAAAATTACTTGATGACGGAGTTATTACTCAACAAGAATTTGATAATAAGAAAGAACAATTATTATCACCTAAAGTTGAAATCCCTCCCTCATTGTTCTCATTTATGGATAATCCGACTGCGTTAGCTATTTTCATTATTTTAGTGATTGTGGCAATGGTGTATATTTGGTTTTTTGCTTAATTTGAACACAATCCGCTTCAAGCATTTTTTCGCTCATGTTATTATCCCCTTTCAATTATTGATGAACTTATCATCATCTAAATTATAACATAAGCAAATAGTAACATACAATCACATCTTTTTTTTAAAAATAATTTATCGAAAGAGGTTTTATTATGAACACCGAAAACACTAATATTAGTTTAAGCCAAGCTGATGAATTGAGAAAATTCAAAGATTTATTAGACGAAGGAATTATATCCCAAGAAGAATTTGAGAAAAAAAAAGAACAACTTCTAAATGAACCATTAATTAAAGAGCCGGAAGACCCTTTTAAATTAAAATGTCCAGGGTTGTTTTTCTTTTGGCTTATTGTTCTTATTGTTGGGCTTGTATACATAACCATAAAACATTTTTTTAAGGAGATTTTATTAATGAACTTATCATCATCAAATTATAACATAAACAAATAGTAACATACAATCACATCTTGAATTAAATTTTTTCAAAGGAGTTTTAGTTATGGATACAACCTTTTATCCGCAACATGCTTTATACGGGAGAAACCCCACGGATACTATTTCAATGGTTAATACATTTTATAAGAGTAAAATAAAAAAGGAGAGATAACATTAGAAGAGTTTAGAAGTCTGATCGAAAACAAATTAATACCCACAATTTTGAAAACAACCAAAACAGAAAAATGAGGAAAGCTGCCCGAGCATTGCTATGCGGTTCATCTTAATCGGCAGGGGCAAAACTCACGACAAAAATGGAAAAGCTAACTCAATATGGGCGGGTCAAAAGAGAGCATGAACTCTTTGAAAAATCTGAAGAGTTCATGGCGTTTTATGAAGAAATGTTAAATTACACATTTCCGGACAACACAAAAACTAATGGGCGACATACAATAGAATTTGAAAAATTCAGGAAACATCTGATTACAAGTTTACATACCAGAGATAGTTTAGACTTCATTTTCGGACGCCACGACAAGAAAAAGCCTAAAGTTCTACCCCCTGCTCCAATTCCTGAATCTGCTCCTGTTTCGATTCCCGAACCGTCACCTGCAATAATTTTCACGCCTTCTGATTTCATTCAAAAAAATCAGGCTGTTCAAGATGCGTTTATTGATAACGAGTATGTTGAAGCTGAGGATTATCGGTTGGAAAATTTAAATATACCGCGTGAAGAGCGTTTTATGAAAAAATTCCCTTTTCGCATGATGGATTTTAACGATGAAATCAAATCTCGTTTGCCTCGGGAAGTTCAAATGGATTCACTGATAGAAATGTTTAAACATTGGAGCGATGGTCAATGAACGCAGAGAAGCAAGCGAAAAAAACTATAAAATCAAGTTTTGTTAAGGCAAACCGACAATGAGAATGTATGAATAAAAGCGAACGCTTAAAAATCAGCGTTCGTTTTTGTTTTGGGCGACTTCCCCCTGCAATATAACGGGGCTTCTCTATCTTGAAGCCCGTTATATTATCGTTTATTGCCTATCCTTTTAGTGCGATAAGGTGAACGTCGCTCCTGTTTGCGTTCCCTCTTTAATATGATAATCAATGCTGTTTTCTTCGCAAAACTCTATAACCATTTCTGCTTGTTCGTTATAGAATTCTTTATGCTCTTTATATGATGATATTATTTTATTATAGTTAGTACGTCCGAAAATAATTCTGTCAACAAAGTTAATCTCATCTAAAATGTCGGTTAGGTCTTGTTTAATTAAATTGGGCGTGGGATATGGCTCAATGCTGACCCAAGCTTTACAACCACTTTCACTCAACGCTCTCAGTGCGGAAATTCTATCTTCACATGAAGCCGCCTTCGGTTCAACTTCTTCACGGAAACCCTCGTCAAGAGAAATCAGCGTGATTCCGTATTCATTTTCTTTTGATAATCCCGCTAACTCAATTGGCAAAACCCCTTTTGAAAGACAAGTGCATTTAATATCGGATTCGTTCAATTTTCTAATCGCCGCCAAGCTCATCTTGCATACTTCATCATAGCCTAACATAAACGGGTCGGTAGTAAAACAGAGGTGAACGGATTCTATTTTTGCTTTTAATCGGGGTATTTCATAATCAAGTATTTCAAGGGTATTGCTTACCAACTTGGGCACACACCATTCCTCGTAAGTCTTAACCTTACCGAAACGCTTCGCCATTAAGAATGCATAGCAAGGATAAAGGCAACCATGAGAGCAACCCATAACGTGGTTCATAGTATAATCGCCGTACTCAACTCCTGTTTTGTATAGCATAGTTTTTCTTGTTATTTTCTCCATTACAATCAACTCCGCTTCCTTAAACGAATATCTTTCTTATAATCCCAAAACTTAGAAGTCTTTCCTGTTTTTGTCGTTTGCGGATTTCTCAAAACATCAATTTCGCCATTGCTTTCAAGTGTTTTCAAAATAGAGCCGCCTTTGCCGCTGCTTAACCGAGAAATGCTACACAATACACCATACTCATTATAGAAGTCAGCTAAAAATGCGTTAAGCCGAGTAAATTCTGTTACCCCTAAAAGATACTCACACATTTTTGACTCTAACATATCATCATTTGTTATTTCGTTTTCAACCGATTGTTCAAATAAAGATGTTTGTCCGCCACTTTGAATATCTATGAACAGCTTATCGGCTCTGGCGGAAATATTATCGACCATGAGCAAGCAACCATCGGGGTGATTGGTTGCGTGAACCATTCTGTATTTTGGGTGATTTCCCTCCCTTAAGCGAATTGGCATATCTAAAACATAACTGTATTTACAGCGCAGACGGTATCAGCTAATGAATCGAAAAGTGTTGCGTTTAATGCTTTAATTCCAAGGGTCTATGTAAAGAAACACATTACAGTTGCGAATTTCAGAACGTGCTTTTTTCAGAATGGGTATTATTTTTTCCTCAAATGCACCATTTATTATTTCGTATTCTCCAAAAGTTTGAGTTAAAAGATTTCTTTCCAACTCGCCGGCATGATTTAATTCTATAAATTTCATATTGACCAGCGGGAGAGGGGTGTTGTCTTTACGCACGGAAATACTCTTTTGTAGACTCTCTATAGCCGTTAAAGGCGAACCGTTTTTACCATCATCGAATTTGCCTTTGCCCGCAAAACAGTCAATATATAGAATAGGGTTATTCATTGAAAAAACCTTACTGAAATACGGCACTAAGTAACAGCCGAGAAGCTCATCTTTTACTCCTGACCATATTTTCTTCTCCTTGAAAAAATTACGATTGTCTTTAGGCATAAGTTTGACCTCCAAACATATTAAAGAGTTTTATTTTTGAAATGTCATTATCCCTCATGTCTCTTAAAATTCTCTGCCTACTCTAATACTCGTTCAAATATTTCTTCGTCCCATTCGGGAGGATAGCCGTTTTCATATAATAATAATGTATCTGTTTCCAAACATCATAAATATCAGCATCCTCTTCAATTGCTGTTTTAAATTCAAATACTGCCACGGGAATTCCGTTTATAAACAAAAGCATATCGGGACGGCGGAGTTTTTCACCCTGCACCGAATATTATGTAACAACTTTATAAGTGTTGTTATCAATTTCGTCAAAATCAATATAATTAATGTGCAATGCTATTTTGCTCGTATCGTCACGAATAAGGTCAAACCCCCGTTAAATTCACGGATTCGCCCTCCTCGTTTGGTTTATTCGTCAAGCATTAACGGTTTCTTTGACTCACGCAGTTTGCGAATTTCTTCACGCTTTTTGGAACGGATTTGTAAGTATTGCCCAAGCAACACTGCCGAAATAGGCACAATAATAAGTGCCGCAAGGGTTAGATAATCGCTAGCAGTCATAATTTTAACCCCTTTCTTACACGCTCGCCTCTTCCAACGAGCCTTTAATTAATATCGGACAGATGTCCTTAATCTGCGATTTCATCTTTTCGTTAATTTCCCTCCGCTTGAGATAAGCATTGTAGATATTCACAATTGACTGCTGAACGACTATATCGGGAATAGGGATTTTAACCGCACACATATCTTCCCAACTAAAAGCCTCTCTTGCACTTCCCCACGAATGAAAACGAGCATAACGATTAAATTCGGGGCGGTTGAAGAAAATTTTCAAGTAGCTTGGTATCATTTTGTCTTTTTTTGAAACCTTAAAAGCAACATAAGAAAATGAGCAGATGTAGGTATTATTTGAACCATTATGTGCAAGTGAAATTTTTTCGCCGTTGCGGGAAGTTATAGTCACATAAGAAAAAGAATCGGGTTCTACAATCAGATATGGCTTGAGCGACACTCCCCCATATCCGCTTTAGTTTCAATAAACTGCTTTTCAATAGAAACACCTTTGACGTCTTCAACTCCATATTCAAGCGAGGTGTTTTTATCTTCGCAAAGTTCAACGTACTCCCCAATCGCTATATACGGCATTTCGTGCCGCAAACGCTCAACATAGGAATCGCAAGTCAACTTTAAATCCTCCAACCCCCGCTCATAAGCCCGCTGATTCGCAAGCATGGCATTGTAAACAGCCACAACTTTTCCCTGATTCGCCAATGGCGGCAGATTTATGGAAATATCGCACATATCGCTCCACGAAAACGCTTCACGAGCAGAACCCCACGAGTTGAACCGTGCGTATCGGTCAAATTCAGGGCGGTTAAAATACATATAGAGGTAGTCCGAGTTAAGATTATCCGTGTCTGAAACTCTGAAAATTATAGAAATTGACGACACAAGAAAGGTTTGGTCTGTGGTATTATAACCGAGCGACATTTTTTCACCACGTCTTGAAGTATCGGGAACATAAGCAAAGTGCCGTGGAGGTAACAATTTATAAGAGGTCATACTAACACCGTCTAAGTTTGCCTTTGTATTTATAAGTTGCTTTGCAGTCGAAAGACCAACAACATCATTACTGGTAAAAGTGCCGTCAGCGTTACGGCGGTCAGATTGTTCTATATATTCACCAAGTTTAGTCAATCCCATACCCAATCCCCCTTACTGATTGTTTGTTGCATAATACCACTTTTTTACTTCATCGCTAAATTTATTCAAAACCCATTCTGTACCTTTTTCACCATATTTTATAGCAAGGTAAATAGGAATGTTATCGGTATGCCATTTTAATTCACGTTGATATTTGTTGTACTCAGCGATTATAGGATTATAAAATGGATTAAAACTCTGATTATATTGCGTAAAAAAGTTCTGAGTTTGAGGTGGTGTTACAGCACTTTTTGCCGCAAGTATAGCATCATAAATTTTAATTTCATTTTTATATCGTTCTTCGGTTTTACCTAATCTTCGTGCTATAGTTAGAATATCTGCATTTTCTAATATCGTGTAATTGTCATAACGGAAGTTTATATCATCGGTAAGATTATATAGGTTGCCTAAAAAGTCAACTACATCGTTTATAGTCACATTCATTTTGCCCTCTCCTTTATACAAATATCATAGCCAATCCCCCTAAACGCTTCTTCAAGCATGGCTTGTGATTCTTTTTCGGCTCTTAAAACATCACGCATTTCAGTTTGAATCCGTGCCATTTCTGCGGCGTAATCAATCTCCAAATCATGGTCGATAAACTCGATATACTTGCTCGGAGCGAGGGAATAACCCTGTGCGGCAATCTCTGCTTTTGTTGCTGACTTGCAGAGTTTCGGGACGTCTTTATAGTCGCTACCTGTCTGCCAGTCGGTATAAATTTTCTTGACAGCGGCAATCTGCTTGTCCGAAAACTGCACATACTTTTTCTCGTAAATATTCTCGTTCCAGCGACGCAAGTCAATGAAAAGCACTTCACCTTGCCTGTCACGCAATTGCCGACCATTGAGCATACGGGCTTTTTTGTTTTGATTAATAATCCAAAGCGTAACGGAAATATCGGTTGAATAAAACATCTCCCTCGGCAAAACAATAATCGCTTCAACCTTATCATTCTCAATCAGCTTTTGGCGGATTTCACCCTCAATGCCATCGGCGTTCAATGCTCCGTTGGCAAGCAAAAATCCCGCTATACCGCCGGTTACATCAAGTTTTTTGAGCATATGTAAAATCCAAGCATAGTATTCATAAACACGCCCGATACAAGACCCATAACAGCATCTCGATTTTTCTCATTGCCGCCAACAGTTCCCCGCAAAGAATTACGGCAATTCCACATTATAGTTTCAAGCGATTGCTCTTGTAATTTTACTTTCTTAGCCATATCAATCTCCATAACATTTATTAAATTAAGCCGACTAACTCACTACACTATAATTATAGCAGATAATCCGTCAAATGTAAAGACACAAACAAACATTTTTCTTAAAAAAAGAAAGTATTCACCAATCCTCAACCCCCATCTCCCTCATCTCCCTATCCATCCGCTCGAATCTGTCGTCAACAAAATTTTTCGGTCGCTCGGGCAGTCTGCTTTCCCTTACTGCCTTGTTCTTCAAAATATCACGCTCTTTATAAGTTTCTCGCTGATTATATTCAAAATTCCCGCAAAAATATATTGCTCATTATTTGCAAGAGCAACGATGTGGTCTCCGTGCGTAAAATTTATTTCGGCGGGTTCGTTTACCTCCGAAAAAAGATACATTGCTATGTTGAAAAAAATCCCGAAACCATGAAGGATTAAATGGTTGAGTGCCTTGAAAAACATACCGTTTTGCCCCAACCGTCCCTCCTCCAAATCCCGCCGCTCGGTTTTGGCAAAGACGGCGTTCAGCAGAAGCTCACGGACAGCCTTTTCATCAAGCCCCGTTTTATCGCAAATATCCGCTTCAACGTGTGTCGGAGCATCCTCCAAACCAAGCAAATAATCCGAAGTTACATCAAAATATTTTGCAATTTTGCAGACCGCTATCGCCCCCGCTTCACGGTCGGAGTTGAGGTAATTGCTGAGTGCCGAAGTCGCAATTCCGATTTCATCAGCTATCTGATTTTGCGTGAGCTTTGAGATAGTTTTCTTTTCATAAACCAAATGAAATATAAGCAACTTCTCCACCGAAAAGAACGCCTAATAAGCACTCTCAAAAAAGAAGGACGTCGAATGAGAACCCACCACCTAATCGAACGAGGTGCAATCTTTGAAAGCCTTATCCCTAACGCAAAAGATTTGACGAACGAGCAAGTTAAACATTTGCTCAAAACAGTATTGCAGACAAAATCTGCGGCTTGTTTTCTTGAAGAAATTGCAAAAGAAAACGCCGCTGCGAGCTTGCCGAACTGCGTGTCCATGTAATGGCGCACATATAAACTTCTGTCAAGTAAAGACTAAAAAAATATAGTAAACTTTTTATGTCTGAACCAATTAAAAAAAGCGGCGATGAAATCTTCACCGCCGCTTTTTGCTTAAATATTCAAATCTCCGAACGCAAACTGAAGCTCAATCCTGTCAGGAGCATAAACAACAATCCGCTCAACCGGAAAAAGCATTTCGTCTGTTAATTCCTCTGCAACTAAAATACTCTGCAGGAGCGGCTCATTATCGTATTCAACCATCTGTCCTTCAAATCCCTGTAACCGAGAATTCAAATCAGCCAAGCGAGCCTGTGCGTCTGATAATTCCTTACTTAAATCAGCCTTTGCTTTGATATATCTATCCTTTTCAAGCTTGTCATCGGCGAATTTTTCATAGAGAGCAGTTTTACATCGTTCTAACTGACTTATTCGGGATAACAGTCCTTTATACTCCGACAAAACCATTTCTTTTTCAGAATTACTCTGAGCGGCAGTTGCTTTGCGTTTCCGATTATTATCAAAAACCTTTTGAGCTTCAACTTTTACCGCAGATAAAACAATCGCCTTTAAGTCGGCAATATAGGTTTTATCGCTGTTGCAGTCTTGCTCCCTTTTAAGCCTTTGGCTATCGCAAAAATGATATTTCCCGCCCCAGCGGTCTACTTGCATTGACCGCTCGCAATGTCCGCAGAATATCCTGCCCTTAAACGGTGAGGGTATATATTTTGGTCTGTTCAAATTTGCATACTTGGGGTTTTTAGAGTTTGTGGTTTTGTTGAAACGCTTTTGAACATCGGCAAACTGCTCCTTGGGTATAATAGCCTCGTGAGTATCGGGAACTCTAACCCATTCGCTTTCCGGGATTTTAATAATTTGCTTGCTGCTGGGCAACGCCACAGTTGTTTTACAGCTAACCATTGTTCCCGTATAGCGCTCGTCTTTCAGTAAAAAACTGATTTGAGAATCCGACCAATACGACTTCCCGTTTGCGGGCTTCCTTCCAACATAGCTTCGTCCGCTTTTAACTCTATAAGCACCGATACTGTCCGTGCCTTCAGAATTTAGAACTGCGGCAATTTTTGAATTTGACTTCCCTTCGCAAGCCATATCGAATATACGTCGGATAATTAAAGCCGCAACCTCGTCTACAACGAGTTTATTTTTTTCGGTCTTAGAACGAATATAACCGAATGGTGCCATTCCACAGAAATATTCTCCCCTTAATGCTTTGGCTCTGTGACTCTGCCGTACTTTCTCGGATAATTCCCTAACATAAATGTCGTGCATAAGCGAACTGAAAGCAACATCGAGCGGAGCGGTCTGCCCTTTGAAATCCATACTATCGTAATTATCGTTTATTGATATAAATCTGATACCGAGAAAAGGAAATATTTTGTCGAGATGTTCGTTGACTTCCGCATAATTCCTACCCCAACGGCTTAAATCTTTGACAATTATAGTCTGAATCTTTCCCCGTTTCGCTAATTCAAGCAATTCCTGTACTTTCGGGCGTTCAAAATTCATACCCGACCAACCGTCGTCTGCGAATTCAAGAACCTCGCAATCGGAGAAAGCGGAATCGGCAGCGATATAAGAATGAATAAGGTCGCGCTGATTTGATATGCTATTGCTTTCATTAACATTGTCATCATCCTGAGAAATCCGCAAATATATCGCTAAAGCACCCATATTACACAACCTCCTCTTCAAATTCCTGAGCCGCTATCGACTCTAACAGTTCAAACTCGTCCTTGAATTTCCAAACCACTTCGATACGTTCCGCATCAAATACTATAATCCGCTCAACAATCGCTTCGAGCATTTCTCTCGTGAGTTCTTTCGGATTTTGAAAATCCTTCGCCGCTTTAAGCCATTTGTTGTCTGACTCCGATATATTCGACATAACCGCTGCCCGCTTCGAAAGCTCGCCAATCCTCTGTTTGAGCATATCTGCTCGATTTGAATATTCAGCTTTAAGCCCGATATATTCCTGTTCTGTCAGCAGTTTGTCAACGTAATTTTCATATAACCCTGCGATACGGCTGTTTATGGTCTCCAATTCGCGCGAAACGCGCGATATTTCCGCATCAAGGACTGCTCTCGGATTACTTTGCCTCTTCATTCTCTTAGCGATAATATCGCCGAGGTTCGCCGCATAGCGGAGTTTTTCATCAACAAGAGGAAAAGCCGATGAATATATCGTATTTATATGGATTGACTTAAAAGAATGTTCTTTCGGATGCTGGCGTTGCAGGGGACAGAAATATTGGGAATAATCCGATTTAACACCATCTTTTTTTACGCTTTCTTTATACGACCGACCCAATCCCGAATCGCAGATGCCACATTTAAGAAATCCTCTGAATATATTATTAGGAGTTTCTCCGCGTGGTCGCTCCGCATATTCCTTGCGAACTCCTTGCTCAACCGCATTCGCCGCTTCCCATAATTTAAGGCTGATAATCGGTTCGTGAGTATTTTCCGCTAAAATCCACTTCGTCTTCGGCATAAACGTCTTCGGGATATTATCGTATAATTTTGCCCTGCGTTTGCCAAGCTCTAACTGCCCTAAATAGACCTTGCTGCGGATGATTTGACTTATGGCTTTTAACTGCCATATTGTCGCCTTGTAATTTCCGGTAGTATAAACGCCGTACTTTTTTTGCCGCCAACCCAAAGGAGTGGGAATCCCCGCATTGTCAAGCCGTTTGCAGATTTCGGTTTTACCGATGCCCTCCGCCCTCCATTCATATATCTTCTTTATGACCGGAGCGATTTCCTCGTCAATAACAAGTCTACCTTTTTCTGTAGCTGATTTAGCATAACCCAAAGGAGCGTAGAGACCGGTAAATTCGCCCTTTTCTCTTCGTATATTATGAGAGCAGACCATTTTACGGGATATATCTTTTATATGCCTGTCGTTTACAAGAGATTTCAGAGCAATAATCAGCCGCTCGTTATTCCCCGTGGACGTTTCGCTGTCGTAGCCATCGTTTACAGAAATAAACCTGACGCACATAAACGGAAAGATTTTCTCTATGTATTCGATAGTCTCAATATAGTTCCGAGAAAAGCGAGATAAATCCTTGACGACAACGCAATCGACCCTGCCGGAACGAATATCGTCCATAAGTCGATTCCAAGACGGACGCTCAAAATCTTTTCCGCTTACCCCGTTGTCTGCATATATGTCAAATTGCGATAAATGAGGCTGTTGCGATATATACGATGATACCAATTCAATTTGAGTTTCTATGGTATCGGAATTTTTACGTCCGCTATCCTCAACCGAGAGCCGAGCGTAAACGGCTGTATTCCACATTCTAATTGAAGGTTCGGCGGCGACAGTTCCCACCGTGCCTTTACCTTTTCTGCTTACTCTTGCCATTTATGCCGCCCCCTCTCTCAGAACTTCGGCTTCGGGAATCTTGTGAATTTGGCTGACAGCCAATGCAAAACTAATTGCTCTTTCATAGTCATAGCGATAGCGAAATAAAACATCAAGCCTTGACTCAAGAGCGTAATCTCCGCCGCTTGGGTTAAATCTTTTTCAGCAATGCGAACACCTTTGCAACTGCGGCAACAGACGTAATATACATAGCTTTTGCCGTTTGATTTAACAGTCTTGCGAATCATGTTCTCGCCGCATAATCCGCATTTCGCCATTCCCGAAAACGGATAAACTGTTTCAGCCCCCGGCGATGTTCGGGTATCGGATTCCATTAATCTTGCGGCAAGGTTAAAATCGTCAAGCGTGGTAATCTCCTCGTGTGTTCCGCCTACTCTTGCCCAATCCGCTTCGGGTTTGATAAACCGCTTTTTAACTTTGTGATTAGGCGTTGAGCATTTGCCTTGAACCATAACGCCGAGATAGGTTTCATCTTTTAAGATGCGAAAAACGGCAACCGCAGACCACAATGTCCTGCTTGATTTGGCAAACGGAGCGGAATAATTCAACCCAAGCGACTTTTTGTATTCATATGGAGATAAAACGCCCATCTTGTTGAGTTTATCTGAAATTGCCAATGCACTCATTCCATCAAGTTTCCAACGAAATATGAGTTTCACAATATCGGCGGCGGCTTCGTCAACAACGAGTTTGTTCCGATTATTCATATCACGCACATATCCGTAAACTGCAAACGCTCCGATAAAATCGCCTTTCTTGCGTTTAGTTTCAAGCTGACTGCGGATTTTAACCGATATGTCCCGGCAATAAGCGTCGTTTATCAGATTTAAGACGGGAACGACTAAATCTGAATTTCTGTCTTTTTTGTTGAGCGAATCATAGCCGTCATTGGCTGAAATAAACCGAACGCCGAGGAAAGGAAAAACGTGTTCAATATACTTTCCCGATTCCCCGAAATCCCTGCCGAAGCGGGATAAATCCTTGACTATTACGCAGTTGATTTTCCCCGCTTTAATTTCTTCCATCATTTCAATAAATTTCGGGCGTTGAAAATTCGCCCCCGAAAATCCGTCGTCGGAGTGTGTCAATATAGACCATAAAAAAATTTTGCTCGGAAATGTAAATATTTTGTGAACACGACAAAAAGTTCGTAGCAGCTTGTTAAGAAAAATAGCCAAGCCTATGTCCTACCTGTTTTCGGCGGCTTCAGGGCGGGCAGGACGTTTCGCTCCTGCCCGTAGTTGAAACCGTCAAAGTTTTTTAGATTTGTGATGGTGCTTTCGTTTTGGAACTTTGAAGGTGTAGCTTTTGGTTAGTAGCTGTAAAATCACTCCACAGGTTCCCCACGCCATTTTCAGACGGGCGATACCCGACGGCCTGCCCCTTTGGGCTGCCCGACTCCGGTTTTAGGCTTGAAGTATTCCGTAGCCGCATTTCGGAGAAGCGGGATTCCGTCATACCTTGCTTCTGACCGCCCGCCTTTCGGCGTTGGGTGCGCTCCGGATCTTGTCCTTATCACGCTCGGTTGACGGAACCCCATCGGAAGGAACAATCCTCCCTTACTTCTTAACTGGACACCCTCAGCAGAAAATTCGTGAAGTTTTTTAACTTTTGACTCGCTTCTTATTCCCTACGCTCGTTAATTCTAAAATCTTCGCGTACTCGTCCGAATAGTTGAACACAATCTCAATACGGTCAGGCGCGTAGACCTTGATTGTGTTGATGAGTTCCTCAACTATTGGGCGCGTCAGTTCAGTGATGCCGACTTGTTTACTGAACCGCTCGACAAAAGTGTTCTCCTGTCCTGTCGATATTTCCATCTCCAGTATCCGACATTCAAGTTCGCCGATTTTACTTTCGCAGTTTTTCACCTGTTCGTCTGCTTTTTCGTTTTCGCGTTGGAACGCTTCACCGGAAAGCTCACCCAGATGATACCGCTCCCACAAGCCAATCTTCGCCGTTCGCGCTTTTTCTGCCGTCTTTTTAAGGCGTTCAATTTCCTTGCGATATTTTTCAATGCTCGGCAATACTTCTGCTGCCCTGATTTCAAATAGTTTTCGCGCTTCGTCCGCAAAAGCTATTTGCTGCCGCAGGGCGGTAAACACGGCTTTTTTTACGTCGTCTTCCGCAATCCAATCCTTTTGACAGCCGTAGTCGTTTGTGTACCCGGCAGTATCGCAATGATACTTCACGTCATGGGTTCGTTTTACTGCTTTTAGTGACAATCCGCAGTAAGCGCAACGCAATTTTCGTGAAAACAACAGCTTGCTCTTGCCCGGTTTATTCGCGGACACAAGCCGCGACGACATTTTAGCGCGGACTTCATCAAACTCCGCTTGCGTGATGATGGCGGGGATTGCTCCGTCCACGACTATCCATTCCTCTTTTGGTACAGCGATAAATTTCTGCGAGCCAACTCCCTCTACACGGTGCTTCCCGGTAATCAGCTTTCCTGTATAACGCTCGTCATGCAATATATTTGATACCATTGAGCCGTACCAAAAGTTTGCTTCGCCGTTAGTCCATTGCATTTTGGAGCCTTGCTTTGTTTTCGACTGCTGCGCTGTCGCCCTCCCCTCTGTGTTCAGTTGTCGCGCGATTTCATTTAGCGTCTTACCCTGAGCGGCGAGTTCATATATTCGTTTTATTGTAGCAGCAGATTCGAGGTCAATGATGAGCTTATGACGGTCGTTAGGGTCTTTCTTGTAACCAAAAAAGTCATATCCGCCGAGATGCTTGCCTTGTTTCGCCATTGCGATTTTTCCCGCGCGTACCTTTTCGGATAAGTCGTGGCTATACATTTCATAAATTAGATTGCGGAAAGCGATGTCAATACCACCTGTCGCGCCGTTCAGCTTCGCCGAATCGTAGACATCGTTAATACTGATAAAGCGCGTTCCCCACGCTGGGAACTTCTGTTCCAGAAAATCGCCAACTTCTAAGTAGTTTCTGCCCCATCGGGACAAATCTTTGACAATGATGCAATTCACCTTGCCGCTTTGCGCGAGTTCAATCAACCTCTGAACGCCGGGGCGCGAAAAATTCGTGCCTGTTCGACCATCATCCAGTTCCTCAATCACTTCGCAATCCTCAAATTCTGGGATTCGCGAAATGAAGTCGTCGAGAAGGCCGCGCTGATTTACGATTGAATTGCTCTCGTATTTATCGAACCCGTCAAGGTCTATGTCCTCCGCTGAAATGCGGAGATATTTCGCTATCGTGTATGTCATTACGCCACCCCCTCTGCGCATTTTTGTATTGCCGCGTATTCATCGCGGAACTTGAATATGATATGGATACGATTGTAATCACTGACCTCCACGCGCTCTACCAATGCTTGCACCATTTCAACTGTAAGCACTTTCGCGTCTACAAACCGCGAAAACGCTCCAAGCCATTTGTTCGTTGGTGTAGAGCTTTGCGTGTACGCCTCCTTGTTCTCTTTCGCCGATTCAAGCCGTGTTTGGAATTTTATCGTATCGGCGTTATATTTCTCCGTAGCAAATTGATATTCGGAAGCAGTAAGGAGTCTTGCGGCATAATCCTCATAAACGGCCTGTTTGAGCGACGCGATACGGCGCAGTTCCTTTTCGCACTCCTCAATCTCCGCATCAAATCGTGCAAGCCGCGACTTGTGACCACTCTCGCGGTTCAGCTTTTCGATAATGCCGCTGATGTCGGCGCATTTTTCGATTTCAAGCCGGATAGCATCGTATACTGCCTGCTCCAAATCCGTTTGATGGATGCTCTTTTTACTGCACTCCTTAATCATTTCGTAGGAGCGGCAGAGATAAATCCAATCAGCTTTCGTGCCGTTTCAACTTACTTGTTTGTAACGTAGGAGTGACTTCCCGCAATCGGCACAGAACCCCAAACCGCCAAGCAGTTGTTCCGGCGGCGTGAAGTGCGCGTATTTGCCGTTTGCCGATTGATATTGCGCCGTGCGGTTTGCCATCACCATCTTGGCAGGGTCAAAAACCTCTTGCGTCACAATCGGCTCGTGCATATCAGGCACAATCACCCAATCCTCGGATTTTGCACGACTTCTGCCTTTGCCCTCACATAATGCGCCGACGTGTTTACGTTGCGCGATATGACCGAGATAGACGGGATTTTGCAATACCACATTGACTGTTTTTACCTGCCAAACATTGTTACGGTACTTCTCGCTTTTGACTATACCCTTTTCGAGCCTGTACCGGAGCGGCGCAAGTATGCCCGCTTCATTGAGTCTGCGGCAAATTTGCGATGTTCCCACGCCATCCGCTTTCCACTGGAAGATTTGCCGGACAATCGGCGCGGTTTCTGTGTCAACGATAAGTCTGTGCTTATTCGCAGGGTCTTTCAGATAACCGTAAGCGGCGTAATCACCGATGAAATCACCATTTTTTTGCTTGATGGCGAGTGCCGCGCTTGACTTGCGGCTGATGTCTTTCGCATAGATGTCGTTGACGAGGTTTTTCAGATTCGACACCAACCGTTCGTTGTTTGTCAGACTGATGTTGTCGTACTGGTCGCCAACGGCAATCAATCGAACACCGAGTAACGGGAAGATTTTTTCAAGATACTCACCTGTTTCGATGTAATTTCTACCCAAACGAGATAAATCTTTCAGAAGGATGCAGTTAATTCTGCCCGCCTTGCACTCTGCCATCAGGTCGTTCCAAGCGGGACGCAGGAAGTCAACGCCCGTTTCGCCATTATCCACAAACACCTTTTTTAGCGTAAGTTCGGGATGGGTGGCGATATACTGTTCCAACATATCCTGTTGGTTCAATATGCTTTCGCTATCTTTTTTACCGCTGTCGAGAACCGACAACCGCACATACACAGCGGTATCATAAGTTGCTTCGTACACTTCGGGAGCGGCTTGCAGCGTTCCTGATTTCCTTGATTTCCGTGCCATTACGCCGCCCCCCCTTCCTTCAACGCGGTCAGCAACCGCGCAAACTCATTATAAAGCCGAAACATAACCTCAAGCCTTCCGCCCTCGTAGACAATCACGCCGTCAACCAGTTCAGCGACGGTCTTGCGTTCAAGCGTCGCGCTTTCAGAATAGGCGCGGAACTTGTTTATCCAGTCGTGACTTTCCGTTTCGCCCGCAGTCATTTTCTCTATGTCATTTTTTAACTGAAGTGCGGCGGTTTCCGCGTCGGTGATTTTGATGTCATAGCTTGCTTTGAACGAGAGAAAATCTTCCTTTTGGATAACTCCCTCGCGGTAGCTCTCGTACAGCGATAGGCGAAAATCGTTATATCGCCGAATTTCGTCCTGTTTGGCTTCAAGCCGTGCTGTCAGTTTACGAACACCGTCCTGTCGATACACTATGCTTTCCGCACAGGCAAGAGCCTTTTCAACGTCAAGCACAGCGGATGTATGTAGTCGCAATGCAGTCAACACCGCCTTTTCGCACTCGTTCGCCGAAATGTTGTGTGTAGAGCAGAAATTTTTATCGGCGCGATGCTTGCCGCAAATATAATATGGATAGCGAACGCCCTTGACAGTATTTGTTTTTCTAATCATCGCCCCGCCGCAGTCGCCGCAGATAATTACACCGGACAGCGGAAACACGCTCGCACCACTCTTGACGGCGCGGGTATCCTGCTTCAAAAGCCCCTGCACCGTGTCGTAAACGGAGCTGTCAATTATCGGGTCGTGTGCGTTTTCCTTGCAAATCCACTTTTCTTTTGGCAGATAAACGTGCTTGCGGACTTTGTAATTCGGCTTCTCGCGCTTACCTTGTTCTAAAACACCGATATAAACGGCGTTCGTGAGTATGCGTTTCACCGTCACCGATTGCCAAACAGCCGTTGTGTTCACCTTGAATGAAGTATTGTATCTCAGACCGATAAACCGTTTGTATTCCATCGGAGAGAGTATGCCGTTTTGGTTGAGCCGCTCGGCAATGCCTTGACACGACACGCCCTCTATCTTCCATTTGTAAATGTCGCGCACTACATCAGCGGCGAAGTCGTCGATGATGAGTTTGTTCTTGTCGCTTGGGGTCTTTTGTATAGCCGTACACGGCGAACGAGCCTACAAAGTCGCCCTTTTTTCGTTTTATTTCAAGGTGGCTTCTCACCTTGACGCTGATGTCGGCGCAGTAAGCGTCATTTACCATATTTTTGAACGGTACGATGATGTTGCCCATATAGCCCTGCACCGTCAAGCTGTCATAGTTTTCGCTCACGGCGATGAACCTCACGCCGGAGCGTGGGAACAGCACTTGAATGTACTTGCCGCTTTCGATGTAATTTCTTCCGAAACGACTGAAATCCTTACAGATTATGCAATTCACAACTCCCGCCTTTACGTCCTCAATCATCTCGATGAACGCCGGGCGATTAAAATCTACACCGGAACGACCGTCATCAATTCTAATCTTGTGGAGCCGAATTTCGGGGTGCGACTTCATGAAATCAAGAATTAACGCCCTCTGGTTGGCGATGCTGTCGCTTTCCAAGTTGTCGCCGTCTTGTTTTGATAAGCGGAGATAAATGTCCGCAATGTATTGTTCGCTCATTTTGTAACGCCTCCTGTTCGTGTTCTCTCGGAAAGACCGCGCTCAAGAGGGTTCCGGGTGGTTTAGTCACCTATAATTGTAGCCAAACCACCCGGCTAAGTCGATTCTGCGGAACACCCTCACAATATTGCGGTATTCAATAAAATTTTCGTCTTGTCCCAAGTTGGGACAAAGATATGGTAGCCGTCTGCGGCTAAACCGTTCTCAGCCAGTTTTCCATCAGGTCGTTAAGCTGAACGTCCGTGACGATGTGTGAAACCTTTACGAGTGTCTTGCCGCTGCGGAAGTAATGCGGCACGTTATTCATCTGCCGCGCCATATCTTCCATTCGTGCGGGTATCGGTAAATCCACATCAACCGAAACAGTATCAGCATCCACAAGCGTGTCCGGGTCTACTGTCCGTATATCAAACTCCTTGAATGTCGTCATGGCTGTTCTCCTCCTTCGCGGTTTTTATGAAATAATCAACGGGCTTCTTATCCCGCAAAAATGGTTCTATTTCGCCGAAATCGCTTGTGATTCGGCAGTCAGGCAAAGCGTGTATCACCCGCTTGTGGTACGCTCCGTACTCATTGGCGCGGCAGTCGAGTATGGCGACGACCCCTGTGTCTTTTTCTGTTCGGATTAGCCGCCCGAATCCCTGTTTGAGCTTGATGAACATATCGGGAACAAGAACCTCATTCAGAAACACGCGGTTGTCACCATACTGCTCTCTCTCGTATTCCGTGAGGGAATTGGGTGGCTCAAAGGGCAGCTTCACAATTATCAGCATTGAGAGTGCGTCACCGGGAATGTCGATGCCTTCCCATAAAGAGCCGCTTGCAAACAAAACGCCGTTGCTGCTTTCTTTGAACCGTTCGATTGCGTTAGATGTGCTGCGTTCTAACTTGAACATCGGGAACGGCAAGTTTTTCTTATAAAGCGCGGCGTGGACTCTGCCCATGACGTTGTAGCTCGTGAACAAAATAGCCGCTCTACCCTGTGACGCTATGACAAGCCGCTCAACCTCGTCCGTAACGGCGTTGATGTAACTTGCGGGATTCTCCACACTTGGAACCGGGACGTTTTTGCTCAAATACAGCAGCGCATTCTCGCGGTAGTTGAATGGTGACGGCGTGGATAATTCGGGTATGTACTCCGTGACGATAGCTCTTTGGAGGGCTATGCTCGAAGTAATCAACGCAACGGGCATTTTGGGCATATCCGCATACGCCATTCCGGGGTACAGGTTGAAATTTTTTCCATCGTTCAATCTCCCGCGTTTTGCTATCACCGCAGGCACGAGATATGCCAATGTTTTTCCCGTGCCTACTTCAGACTCAGCCAGCGTTATGTTTTGGTGATAAATCGTGTCCAGAACGTGCAGGGCAAGGGTTATCTGTTCTTCGCGGACAGAAAATCCCTCATATTGAGGAAGAATTTCGCGAAACACCGTGTTAAGCAGTTGGACGGCTTGCTGATAGCTGATTGAATCGCCGACCACCCTGTCCACTTGATAACGGCTTGCGCCTGCGAGCATAGACGATTTGATTCTTTTGACCATTGCAGGAACTTCAGACGGCGACAGCGGTGTTGACCGCCGTGATAAAATCGCCATTTTCCCATTCCGCAGGTTCACAAGCGTATACACAAAGCCGTTCACCGTTTCCCGTTCAAGCAAGGCGCACTCAAACGCCGAAAATATAGGTTCACCCTCATTAAAGGTGCGTCCTGCCGCCCATTCGGGCAACTCGCGTGAAAATTCGTTCATTATATTCATCATTGGGGGTTGCTCCCTTCGTCTTAGCAAAGGAAGCAAGCAGTACGGGCTTCGGGGCGGGCAGGGATTACGCCCTGCCCGTAGTCGAAACTCGCACCGAACGTCCGGTGCTAAGGTTGTTTTTGTTAGTTTTTGTGTTAAATCACTTCACGGGTTCCCCTCGCCATTTTCAGACGGGCGATACCCGGCGGTCTGCCCCTTTGGGCTGTCCGCTTCCGGTTTTGGCGCGGAAAATTCCGCACTCGCATTTCAGAGAAGTAGGATTCCGTCATACCTTGCTTCTGACCACCCGCCCTTCGGCGTTGGGTGCGCTCCGACTCTTTCGTCATTATCGCGCTCAGTTGACGGAATCCCGGATTTCAAGAGGGGATAATTCCTCCCTTACTTATTAACTGGACACCCTCTGCCAAAAATCCGTGAAGATTTTTAGCCTTTTTCAAAAAAAGTTTCTCAAGGCTCTGTTTGTACGGAGTTTCGTGTAGAGCCTTAATTGTTGGCACGAGAGTTTGTCGAGCGTCCATCCGAAGTGTGCGGCGATGACTTTCTTTTTCGTGTCGGCGACCAAAAACCGCCAAAGCTCCTGTTCATCGCGGTCAAGCGTCTGCAAGACCTCGTGTAGCGTTTCGAGAAGAAAACTGGTTTCGACTTGTTGCTCAACATCCACGTTTGCGCGAATTTCAAACGGAACGCCTTTTGCTCCGTCTGAATTGTCCAGTTCCTCATCAAGTACGATGAACGTGACGTGGTTCGCGCAACTGTCGCATTTACTTTCACCGCGAACGACCTCGTCGTACCCCTTGCAGGTCATGCACTCCTTGCGTACACAGCCGTACATTTCCAAGTAATCCTTGGCGGCGCGGCGGCGTTCGGCTCTGGCTTCGTTGTAAATCCGCTTACCTTTTTCGTTGCGCTCAAGGCGTATGGCGAAGCTATTTTGAACATCCCAATACCACCGCTGCGGATACTTGCCGCTGAACGACGACTCCTTGTCATAGGCAAAACAAACGCCGCGCGTTACCTCTTTGTAGCCGCCTTTACCATCGGGGGCGTAATAGTTGCTGAAGTTATGCTTCATGAAATTTGCGTACATAATCTGTACCTCCCGTTTTGTTTGATTTAGTGGGGCTTGTCCGAATCAAACGGAACGGGCGGGGCGCGGGAGCGAAAAACTATGTAGTGGGTTGAGGGTTTCATTGGCTACCTCCTTTCGGCATCTTCGTTGTCTTTGTGAAGCGATATATTTCACGATGGCGAAATATATCTATTGACAATGAACATTCAGTGATGTATAATGTAGTAAGGTGTAGCTTCATGTACTTGGGGTTCGCCCTTGTGCCCACGGTAGGCTTGTCGCAATACCCATGAGGTCGGGAGCCGCTTTGCTTCACGTTGCTGATGGCACGGGAGCAACTGCCTGACTCGGCGCATCGAAATAGCGATGTGTCCCCGTGGCGAAGCTGTGTCTATCGAGCAATGGGGTTGGCGTTATGTGGGTTCAGAAAGCAAAAATGCCCACAGGATTTCTCCTATGGACATCACACTCTTGGATAGGTAGTAGGCCAAGCCGTGGTTCTTCTCGGATAACTCGGATAAGTTGGCGAGATACGTCGGATAGCTCGGACGAATTGATTTTTTACAAAAAGGAGGTTCGAAAACGATGTTTCACTTGTGTTTCGGAACATTTTTCACGTTGCTCTGCGGCAACAAAAAAGACTGGGACAAATTAAGAAAGCTCGAAGTGCCGAATCGGGTTCTCTACTTCGCGCTTCTTGATATAGTTGATAAACATTCATCTGCCCCGGATTTTAATGTCAACAAGGCAAAATCAGGCGAAAATAAAGGCTATAAAGATGATGTGGTGAGTGACGCAAAGACCTGTAAACGCGATGACCATCCTATTCAGCGTCATGGAAGCATGGTCAAATATGCTGATAGATTTACTAATGAACACCCTGCCGTTTTGTCCGAGTTCAAGGCGTATATAGACACCTATCTTGATGACCAGCAACTTAATAGGCTGGCACTGTCTGTGTTGGAGTTAATCATCAACTGCGGAATCAATGATGATTCTCAGTTCTTTATAGGCGATAGCCCCACCATCGGTTTCACGAAAAAAGCCATTGATGAAAAAAAGCGCGACTACAATCTGCCGTGCCTTCTTGCGGGAGTTATATATTATATAATCAAAGAAAACATTCCTAACGGTTCGTATGATGCACAAGCAACTATCGAAGAATGGAAAACATCTTATCCCAATGCTCCTTATTGTCCGAGCGGCGAGTCGCTCGGTGAAGATTTTAGTATTCAACTGACTCTTGAAGTGGCGTTGAATAAGGAAACTCATAAAAATGACACTAACGATAATACGGATTTCATCACGGCAACTGACAATAATAAACTGTCGCGCTTTCTTGCCGAAACGACACAATGTGCGAGGTCATTAGAAATTGAATTTTCAAAAGAACCGCACAATATATCGAACATACTTGAGTCTATCAAGGCACTTGTCACGACAGGGAGAGGTCTTGCCGCTGATGAAGATATTGCCGTATTTCGAGATGAGATAACTTCGATTTATTGTGATTTACTTAGAGCATTTAGCGGTAAATCCGGAGTGATGAAAACCACGCCAGAAATAAAATATATATTTGAAAAACGTCTTTTTCCTACTATAAATTTGTTTGTTGCGGAGAATGGATTGTGGTCACCCGTTGCACAAAGTTCAGAGAATAGTGGCAAATCTACTGAGCGCATCACGATGATTCAAGGCGACAATGGTATTCAGATAAAAGAAATTAGCGGTGGCAATGTGACATTCAATTTAGGCGGAAATCAAGGAGGAAGAACCAATGGATAAGCCTTATATTACGCTTAATAAGGATGCACATTAGCTTTAATGTTTTGGATTTTTCGTTTCAAAACTACGACAATAAAGGTTAAGGTTCATTTTTAATGAACTCATTATAGGGAGGAAAAATTATGGCTCAGGTAAACATAAACCCCAATGAGTTAAGAAATCTTGCCGTACAACTTCACCAAGTAGCGGCAGAACAGGAAGTCTTGACGCAAAAAACTCGTTCTATAACCAGTCATCTTGAGACAGCTTGGCACGGAAACCCAAAAAGTGATTTAGTGAAGCAATTACAATCGCTGATGAATGATGAAAGAAAAAAAGTTGAACTTCTCAACTATTTAGCAAAATATGTAACCGAGGTTGCCGATGCGTATACTTGCGCGGAATCTGATTTAGCTTCATTAGCCTCAAAGCTTGTACGTTAGGGGGTATTATTATGCGATATTGCTATAACATATATCCATCAAATTCAGGCAAAATAGCCGAAGTTTTTTCAGAGGTTATCGAGCCAATGGTTAAAGCGTGTGGATATGAATTATATAGCTTTGAAAGACAATCTGCTGTGGGATTTGCTGTTGATACCGCAGAAAAGTTTATTGCCGCTTGCGATGTTTGCGTAGCAGATATTTCAACGGATAGCCCAAATGTTTGGTACGAAATCGGCTTTGCATATTCAGCAGGTAAAAGAGTCATATTGTTGTGTTCGGATGAACGAGATACACCTTATCCGTTTTCTATCAATCACAGATACATCGTTGCGTACAGCACAAATACATTAACGGACGTTGGTCTGTTGAAACAGAATCTACAACGGAGACTTATTGATTCTGATGTAGCTGATAAAGTATCGCCGCTTAGTGAACTTGATGTAGAGGTATTAAATTTTATTAACAATCTCCAAGATACGCCGCACGAAGCTGTTCCTAAAGAAAAAATAACGGCAAGTAAAGCCGATGTTCAATATGCGTTGAAGCGGCTTGTTGACAGAAAATATATTGAATACATCTACTCTGTAAACGAAAGTGAACAGCGTTCAAGTTATTATCGTGTAACGCAAAAAGGGCTTGATTTATTAAATGGCTATTTAAGCGGCGAATCAATAGAGTCCCTAACATACAATTCGTCGATTCGTATGGGACACGATGGTGCGAACGGCCTTCAAATCGGTCAAGTCAGCGGTGGGACGATAAATGTGATGCTACCAGACGCAAGCAACTTCTTATAAATACGCGTGGAAACAAAAGTAGCAAGCTAAAACATTTCGTGAGGTGAAAAAATGTTTGATAAAATGAACAAAGCAAAAAAACTTATATCAGAGCATAAGTACGACAAGGCTTACGTTGTCTTGAAATCTTTTCACCCTTCTGAAAATGAAATGAACACTTATTATATGTTATTGGGTGTTTCATCGTTTGAATTGGATAATTTTGATGAGGCTCTTGACGCATATAAGAGCTTGTTGTCGCTTTATAATGAAGAAGAATCTGTTGAGCAATTACTCGGAAAGAGCGAGGTGTTGTATGAACTTTCACTCACATATTTCCGAATGTATGAAACAACAAAAGATACGGTTTTTCTGACCGAATCCATTGATTCTTGTAAAAACGCCATAAAACTGTGTTTGGGGAAAATCAGCATTGAAAAAACTGTAGGTTTAATGACATATCACAAAGAATCTATTGAGCCATACTTTCGTTGCTTTATTCAATTGGCTGTTTTGTATCAGAGTTCAAACAATGAAGAAAGAGCTATTGCGCTTCTCAATGCTCTAAAAGCATATTGTGTTCACAACTGTGAACCGCAATATCTTGGAGTAATTTATGATGAATTGGGAAACACCTACAATCTGCTTGGCGATTCACAAATTGCGCTTGGGCACTATACAAAAGCATTGGCAATAAAAACGAAATTGGGAAACGAAAGAAGTGCTGAATATTCGTATCGCAACATCGCGAGATGCCTGGCTTCAAATCCCGGCATTATGAATGATAAAATGGAACGCATTATGGGGATTTACGGAGGTGAAAGCATATGACACTAATTAACGAATGTTGGGAATCGAAATTCAAGGAAGCAGAAAGTTGTGGTATCACTACCTTGTGCGCTCGTTCATTGTTGGAATCGGCGCTGAAGCAACAGTTCAGAAAATTAGTTATGGGTATGTATTCATACACATATTTGAAAAAACCGCAACATTTTTCTTTGCAAGCATTATTCGATTCACAAGGTGATTATTTTGATGCTAATGATGATTATGAAATATTCAAAGAAAAGTTTTCTGTAGGTGTTGTTCGTAAAGAATGGCCTATCATTTCTATAAAAACTTTGAATGAAGTGCAGATTAGGATTTTCAATAAATCTGTTTACCTGTTTAATAGTTTCGATATAAATGAGCAACTTGCAAGATTGAACTCGTCCTATCGTGTGTTTGTCGCAGCCATAGAAGACCTCGCCATGAGCAAAATCGAAGGTATTATTGGTGCTGATAGCAGTCGGAATGTTGACGGTCGTTTTTTGTATGGACAAATTACAAATTTAAGTGCTACATATTTTGGGCAACTTTATGATTTTGTAAAAGAAGATGCTGTATCTCCTTATTTTGATGATAATGTACCGGGTTTCACTATTGAGGGAACTACGATAATAAGACAAAACATTTTATATAAAATTAAAGGAGTAAATGGAAATAATTTTGAAGATATTGCTTCAACTTATCTGCACACATGGACGCACGAAATCCTTCATGGCGTATCGTATGGGTTTAAGTTAGGATTGCCTTTTGCGAGTTTATTTTGGGATATATATTTACAACGAGATATAATTCGTTATTTCGAGACCCCTCATACGATTAACGAAGGAAAAGATGCTATTATGCAAGCATTAGATAATTTCTTAGAAGCAATGGGAAAAATATACAGTGACAACAAAATTAAAATGTTAATTGATGAAAAATTCAAAAATTACGACAGCGTATTTTCTGCGTTGTTAAGTGAATCAAAGCTATTGAAAACGAGTAATGGCGAAAACGCAGTTTACCAAAGTGCGTTCGCTCTGGAGGACAAACAATGCGAAGTTTGTTGAGTTCAAACATACCCATTGAAATGTTCTTCTGCGAAAATTGTAAAACCGAGAAGCAGCTTGAACATTCACAAGTAAGCGGTTCGGCAAATATTATTTACGATGTCGTTGTGTCAAGCCGAAGCGAAACATTATCTGTTCCAGTCGATGTCAAGGAATTGCAATATACAGCTACTGAAAACGACGGCGTTTTTGATGTGTACGCTGTGGTAACGGTAGATTGTCCATGTTGTGATGGTTTGCGTAACCTCCGGTATAAAACTCAAGCTCCGAAATTGTTAATTTCAAACACCCCATGTCCTGATTGTGGTGGGGATATGAAATATAAACTGGGTGAAGTCGTAATCGGTCAAGACGATGTTATAAATATGCAGGGGCAGTTGGTTTGTAAAGACTGTTCTCAATTACGGTTATTCAAATGTGGTAATTTGGAGTTGGCTAATGAAGGTTTGAATGTGCCTGCTGCACAAATAGTCATTTATAATGTCAATGCCGATTTGGGAACGACTTTACCCCAAACCCATACAGATATTGCAAATAAACCTTTAACCATGAAACAAGAGGGCGACGGAAACGTACAAATCGGAATGGTCGCCGATGGCGGGATGGTTAACTTGAATTTCCACATAGCAACGGAATCAAAACCCGATAAAAACATCGTTTCTGTCATCACTCAAACTCATCCATTACAACCCTCAGACTTTTTCCGTGGGCGTGATGCCAAGATGGAAGAAGTAAGACGCTTATTGGTTGGCAACGCAAAACTGATGCTTCTAAACGGCATGGGTGGAATCGGCAAAACGGAATTTTGCCGAAAGCTATTCCATGACTGTATAAACGAAAAGTTGCCCGAGATAAAAAAAGTAGGATGGCTTGTTTATCACGATAGTATCGAGCAATCTTTTTTTCAACAGTTCACAGAAATTGTGTACCAAACAGATAGCCCTGCCGATTATCTTGTGCAGGCAATTAAATATCTGAATGAACAAGCAGGTGAATTGCTGTTATTCATTGATAACGCCAATGAACTTTCCGAGAGGGAGGCTTCCTTGCTATCTCAGTTGCGTTGCAAGGTAGTCTTGACATCGCGCCGTAGAAGTATTGAACGGTTACAGGCTGTCGAAATTGGAAAACTCAACATTGAAGATTGCCGAATCCTTTACCGTCAGCACAGCGAAGAATATCCTTACAGTGCCGATTACAACTACGGCATTACCTACGCAGAAGATGATTCATCCGACGAAGATTTGGACGCGATTATCGAAATGGCTGACCGCCATACGCTTGCCATTGAACTTTTGGCAAAGACACAGAAGACGGCAGCATATTCGACTCGTGAAATGCAAAAAATACTGAAAGAAACAGGGTTTTCACTTTCTGATATTTCCGAAAGCATAACCTACGTTCATACACCGGAAATAGGTGAATGGGATAAAGCTGAACAGATTTTCATTGAACAGTTTTCAAAAGTGCTTGATATATCCGGCATTAAAAACGAGAAGCTGCGCGTTTTGCAGCTATTCTCCCTTTTATCGACTGATACTATCACCGCACATAATGTAAAGGAATGGTTTGAGATAGACGACCTTGATACGGTCAACGCTCTTGTTTCACAAGGTTGGGTGTTTCGCGGAAGAATTGGCGAACAACTTGATACTGCGTTTTCTATGCACCCGCTCGTTACTTCTGTTGTGCGTCACAAAGCAATGCCGAGTTTTGAAACAGCGGCTCCGCTTGCCATTGGGTTGGCTGTTTCACTTGAATACAACGACGATGATATGTTTACAAACAGATTGCCGCACTTAGGTCATGCCATATCGCTTGTTGAAACTATAAGCGGCGATTATGACGAGTACACCGATTTAATTAACTGCATTGCGATTATATTGAACCAAATGGGGGATTATGGCAAAGCGTTAGCGTTGCTTGAAAAAGCAAAGATAATCTGTGAATCTATTGATGATACAGAACCGCTGATAACCTCAACCGTTTATCACAACATGGCAAGCTGTTATATCAGGCAAGGCGATTTACCAAGAGCAAAAGAGTGGTATCAGAAATCTATAAATATTCGAGAACAGTTGCCGGACATTGAAGATTATCGTTTGGCGACTTCATACGATTCTCTCGGCAATGTTTATGAGTCGCTTGGTGAATACGACAAAGCGTTGGCTTTGTTGAATAAAGGTTTGGAACTTCGTATATCCACTCTCGGAGAAAAACACCCTGCAACGGCTATCTCTTACAATAATATAGGTTACACTTACAGTAGCTTGGGTGATTATAAAAAAGCATTGGAACAATATCGAAAGGCTTTTTCAGTCCAAGAACCAGCGTTAGACACCAATCACCCCGATTTGGCAACAACACATAACAATCTCGGCAGAGCTTATGATAATTTGGGCAACCCGAAACTTGCTATGGAACACTTCAAGAAAGCTCTTGTAGCAGGTGAAGCGGTTTTTGGCGTTGAACATCCTGATGTTCTTCTTACAAGAGATAGTATCGCAAGCTCATATGTTGAAAACGGAGAATATGAAATAGCAGAAAAGCAGTTCGCAGAGATTCTTGCTGTTCGGCTTGCGGTTCTCGGCGAAAATCACCATGACACCGCTACTAATTATCATAATTTAGGAATCGTATACGGTTATTTGTCACAAAATGAAAAAGCACTCGAATTACTCAACAAGGCATTGGAAATTGATATTCGTTTGTTAGGCGACCGCCACCCGAATGTAGCGACAGTTCAAAAAAGCATAGCTGACATTTATTATAAATTTGAAGGTATGGAGGAAGAAGCGTTTGAGTTATATAAAAACGTATTAGACATCGAACTTGAAGCTTATGGTGAAAAACACCCTTATATTGCTATTTCGTATAACAATATCGCTATTCAATATGCCGACCAACACAAATATGAACAAGCGATGGAGTATTATGAAAAGGCACTTGAAATCCAAGAAGAAACCTACGGAAGAAGGCACATCCACACCTCAAGCACGTTATATAACATGGGACGGGGTCTCGAAGATACAGGAGAGCTTGGAAAGGCGTTAGAGTTGTTCCTTGAAGCACACAGCATCGTTGTAGAAACTTATGGCGATGACAACCCCGAAATTGCAATAATGGGAGATGGAATTGCCCATACCTATGACAAACTCGGAGATTTTGAAAACGCAGAAAAGTGGTTCAAAAACTCAATACGGTTGTATAAAAAGTTTTATCAAGATTCCAATATCCAGTTAGCCGTGACATATTATCTTTACGCAGACTTGCTTGAACGGCAAGAGCGATACCATGAGGCACTAAGCGCATTTACAAGGTGCTGCGAAATAGAAACGCCTCATTATGAATCAGACCATAAAGTGTTGACTACCACAATGAATAGGATAACGTCACTAAGAAACAAGACTTACGAAGGTCGGCGGGCATCGCTCCCGCTTCATTAGCGAAGTTATCAAGGGGAGCTACCGTAACGACCGATACTCTCAAAAAAATATGCAAGGCTCTTAATTGCAACATATCCGACATTATGGATATTGTGCCGGATGAACCCCCTGAACACGATTTCGAGCAGAAAACATCATCCACAAAGCCTACAACGAGCAAGCAGGAAACATAATACTCACAATCCTGCAATATTTAACACCATCATGCAACTAATTTAGCGTTCATAAAATAATGCTTGCAATATTGAAACAGACGTGGTATAATTAGCTTTGAGGTTTGTATGGAGGGTTTGCCTATGAAAATCAGCTACAAAAAGCTATGGAAGTTATTGATAGACCGTGATATGTCAAAGAACGAAAGTGGTGAACACCGTGAAAGACGTTCCGCGTTATTCCTCTTATATAAAGGATATGCCGTACCTTTATCTTGAAACGCGAAAGGCGGCAAGGCTGATTGTCGGCGGCGAAACGCCCGAATCAATCATCCGCATGTCGGTTGACGAAAACATCTTCCAACTCGATAAGGAGCTTCGCCGTTTGAAGTTGGCGCAAAGAGTAGCGTTACGTCTAAACGCGGTATCTCTTCCTGTGACCCGGCTCATAGCCAACGGACTGGATGAAAACGCGCGGCTCGGCGTGTTTTATTCGATAATCAAGACCGACCTGCTGTTCTTTGAATTTATGCGCGACATCTACTGCGACAAAGTTCAAATCGGACAGACGACTATATCAGACAACGAGATTACAAATTTTCTCGTCTGTAAGACCAACGAAAACGAGCGAATGGCGGCGTGGGACAAGCCAGACCCATACACAGCGGCGTTCTGCTTGGAGGTTATAGATGAAAACACTAAATGAGCGGTTGGATTTAATCAAACCGAAAATATTGTCCGACTCGTTCCGCAAAGGGCGCGGGTTAGGCAATGAAATCAATTTTTGGATATTCGACTATGACGCGGAGGACGAAATGGCGATGCGTTCCCACATCCGCTTTCTGAAAGAGAGCATTGCCGCCGAACGCGACGACACGCGGCTGATGGTCTTTGACTTGTTTGATATGACTGTCGATTACCTCACCGAACGGGGCTACCTTGACCGTGTGTTGGGTATGGAGCTCGAAAAGAAGTCCGGCGCAATCGTCAACCCCATCAAGAAAACGCTGCACTCAACGTTACAGGACGATGTGCTTGTGAGCCGCATTGCGGCTGACAACAACCCTGAAACAGACATTATATTAGTCTGCGGCGTGGGAAAAGCATGGCCTGCCATACGCTCCCACACGATTTTGAATAACCTGCACAGCCGCGTAGAGAAAACGCCGCTTGTAATGTTTTTCCCCGGTCTGTACAGCGATTCTGAATTGAAGCTGTTCGGCGAAATAACGGACGATAACTATTACCGGGCTTTCCGGTTAATTGAAAGGTAGGGGCGTAAATGAAACTGCATGAAATGTTCGAGAAGAAAATCAACCGACCCATTCAGGGCGTTGTTAAAATCGGTCAAAACGAACCTGCCGTTATTCAAAATGAACTGGAAGAATACGTTGTCACCCGTGAATTGGCGGGCAACTTTTATCGCTTCTTCGAGAGCTACCGGAAAGGCACAACGACCCGTACCGATAAGATGGGTGTTTGGATTTCCGGCTTCTTCGGGAGCGGTAAATCCCACTTTTTGAAAATCCTGTCATACATACTGTCAGGCTTGGAATACACGGGCAAAACCGCCACACGATATTTTGACGGCAAAATCGCTGACCAAACGATTCTGGCGGACATGAAAGCGGCGGGCGACATCAGCACAGACGTGATTCTGTTTAATATCGACGCAAAGTCTGATGCCGACTCCAAAGCAAACAAGGACGCAATCGTTAAGGTCTTTATGAAAGTTTTCAACGAAATGCAGGGCTTTTGCGGCAGTATGCCGTGGATTGCGGACTTGGAACGTAAAATGACCCTCGAAGAGACTTATGAAGCGTTCAAGCAAAAATTCAATGAAATCTCCGGGACAACATGGGAAGCCGGACGTGAGGATTTTTACTTTGAGTCCGATTCGATTGTCGAGGCGTTGGCGGCGACGCAAAAAATGAGCGCGGAAGCGGCGCGGCATTGGTGCGAGAGCAGCGAAAAGAGTTACAGCTTAGACATTACGCAGTTTGCTCATAAGGTACGCGAATACGTTGAGTTCAAATCAAAGTCGCTTGGTAAAAAGCACTTTGTTATTTTCCTTTGCGATGAGCTTGGACAGTATATGGGAACGGACGGCAACCTGCTTTTGAACCTCCAAACGGTCGTTGAGAGTTTGGGAACCGAGTGCGGAGGCCGCGCTTGGGTGATTGCCACGGGGCAGGAAGATATAAGCAGTATCGTAAAGGAAACAAAAGGCGGGCGCGATGCGTTCTCAAAAATTATCGGCAGGTTCGATACCCGCCTGCCCTTGTCGTCTGCCAACGCAGATGAAGTCATCAAGAAGCGTTTGCTCGCCAAAACCGATGCAAGCACGGATTTACTGCGCCTGCTCTACGCCGAGAAAAAGACCATGTTTGCAACGGCGACCGGTTTATCTTTTTGACCGACGAAGAACAGGATGTAAACCGAGAAATCCGCGAAATAGCCATCGACCGAAGCGAAATAGTTGAAAAAGTCGGTGATTCCGCGCTGTATCTGCTGTTCAAGGACAATCGGAAATACCGTTATAATGAACGGCATGACTTCGGGTTTAATGTTTTCATTGATGACCGCGCAAGAGGTCAGCAAAAAGAAGAAATGGGCATCCGTATCCTAACGCCGTATTATTCACAGGGCGGCGACCTTACGCCATCAGAACTCGGCATTATTTCCATGCGTGAGGATAACATCGTTGTCGCGTTGCCGCAGAACATTTCGTTTATGGAGGAAATGGAGCAGGCGTTACAGATTGACGTATACCTTCGCCGTCACGCGGGCGACAAAGGGACTGATGCGTTGGGTAAAATCATCGCCGCCAAAAACGACGAGTCACAGGAACGCAAGAAACGCTACGGTGAGCTTCTCAAAGAAGCCCTTAAACTCGCGGAAATCTACGCAAACGGCGCGAAGCTCGACATCAAAGCCAAAGACCCCGCAACGCGCATAAGCGAAGCGTTCCGTGCGTTGGTAGAGAGCAAATATACAAAACTGCACTTCATTGACACGCCGTTTTATACAGTAGAGGAACTGCGGACGCTCCTTCTCGAAAAAGGGATGCAGGTGAAGGTGGACGGTATGGAGAACACGCCGAACAAATCCGCCGTTGAGGATGTAACCGATTACATCACACGCAACTCGTACAGCAATATAACGGTGCGGACGTTGATTGACTATTTCGGAAAAAGCCCTTACAGGTGGAAAGAAAACGATACCATCGGCGTACTGCTCATGTTGTTTAAGCGGCAGGAGGTTCGGCTTGAGTTAAGCTCGCAAGCGTTTAATTCGGGTGATGTTCGGGTGGTGGATTATCTCACCAAACGCGACACGAACGACCGTGTTGTCATTAAGGTTCGCGTAAAAGTCACGACGGATTTATTGAATATCGCCAAAGACTTAGCGCGTGACCTGTTTTCACATTCGGCTCTGCCGAACGATGAGGACGGTATCATGGCGAAGTTTAAGGACTTAGCCAAAAACGAACTATACGAACGCTCCGATTCGGGGCGGGATGTCAGCGTTAAGGGTATGTTGGGGCATTACGAAACCGCTCGTTATCCGGGTAAGCAAGTATTGGAAGCCGGGAAGAAGTTGCTGGAAAGCATTACGGCAATCAATGACGTGCGGACGTTTTTTGAAACCCTGCGGACAAGCAAAGAGGACTTGCTCGACTTCGAGGAAGATGTTGCCGATGTCAGAAAGTTTTTCATCGGTTAGCGGGCGATTTATGACAAAGCCTTGATGATGCTCGATAGATACGACAAAAACCGTGCCTATGTGCTTGACGAAAACACCATAAAAATCATCGGCGAAATCGAGCGAATTACCAAACTGGCTTCGCCATATTCGGAAATTCACCGTCTGCCGGAGTTAACAGACTTGTTCGCGAAGCATTTCACCGCCATTCTTGATGAAGAATGTGTTCCGATTGAAGCGGCTGTACGCGAGGATTGGGAAGCGGTTAAGCAGGAGTATACCGCGCAAGGATTGGTAAATGAATTTGGCGAAAAGGTCAGAAGCGCGTTCAGCGGATTGGTAGACCGCCTCTCTCACGCGAAAAATATCTTTGAAGCCATCGCCATGAAAACCGAAAGCGACAGGCTTAAAACCCGACTGATGGGCGAAATCGCAAACGAAGCCGCGAAACGTGCCGCCGTTGACAATACAGATTGTTTAAGGGGTGATGATTTGACGGTCACAACGAAAGATAACTTAGCGCAAATCGTTCTATGCTCTGACTTGGGTTACGACCCAAACGACGAAAAGACTTTCGTCAGACCGTTCACCGTCGCCGCATGGAACAAACTTGAAACAAAACTTAACGCCTTGAAATATACGTCGTCTGTGTTTTTGAGCGACACGCCCACAGACATAGCGCGGGAAATCGGATTAACAACGGAGGAAGAATCGCATATCCAAAAGCTGTTGCTTCGTGCCGACAGGCTCGGTGCGAAAATTGAACGGCTCGCGTACCGCAACGGAAAACGAAACCGACTACGCCGCCAAACACGCCCGTATTTCCGCGCAGAACGGTGTAACCATTATTTTAGGCGGCGCGAGGGGCATTGATACCGTGGCAAAAGAAGCCGCGCTGAAAGCGGGCGGTAGTGTTGTGACCTTTGTTTCGGACAGCATGACAAAGTACATTGAGGAAAACGCAAGCTATATTTTATGGGACAAATTGCTCGTTATCTCGGCGTTTAACCCGGATATATCGTTCCGTGGGTATAACGCATTGGAGCGTAACAAATATATCTACGCAAGCAGCAATTACGCCGTGGTGGTATCAAGCGGCAGTGGCACGGGCGGGAGTTTCAAAGGCGCGGAATACTGCCTGAAACATAAGCTCACAAAGCTGTACGTCAAAGACGATACCGAAGCGCCGGACGGCAACAGGAAATTGATTGAAATGGGCGGTCTGCCTGTAAATGGGGAGCATGAGAGGTTGGGAAGCTAATGAACAAAGCCGCGATTAAAAAATACGCCGTCGCCGCGAGGCGCAAGCTGATTGAAGCCGTATCGCAGAAGATGCGGTATTACGGCTGCGACGAAAAAACCGTGCAGAGCGATAACGAACTAACGCAAAAGTTCGCAAACAACGGCGTTTATTTAGATGGCGACCAAAAGAAAGCCCGTACCGCGCTCGCCAACCGTGTGAGGTCGCACGGCTTCCAAACCGTCGCGGAGGAAGTCGCTTACACTTGGTTTAACCGCCTTGCTGCGCTCCGTTTTATGGAGGTAAACGGCTATCTCCCCTCCGGCATACGCATGCTGTCAAGCGGCGACGACAACCGCTTGGAGCCGGAGTGTGTCCGCGAATGGGAACGCCTTGATTTCATTGACAGGACAGCCGCTGAAAAAGCCAAAACGCAGAGCGACGAAGCCCTTTACCGTTATATCCTCGTGAAGCAATGCAACGAACTCGGCAAGCTCATTCCGGGTATGTTTTCCGCGATTACCGACTACGCCGAACTGCTTCTTCCCGACCGTCTTTACGTCAAAGACGGCATTGTCTACGACCTCACCCATTCCGAAATCACGGAAGCCGACTTTGGCGAGCAGGTAGAAATTATCGGTTGGCTGTACCAGTATTACATCAGCGAGAAAAAAGACGAAGTTTTCGCCGCGCTGAAAAAGAACGTAAAAATCACCAAAGAAAACGTCCCCGCCGCGACACAGCTTTTCACGCCCGATTGGATTGTGCGGTACATGGTGGAAAACAGCTTAGGGCGGTTGTGGTTGGAAGGGCATCCGAAAGAGGAACTGCGCGTAGGTTGGAAATATTATCTGCCCGATGCGGAACAAACGCCCGATGTTGAAGCGGAGATTGCTCAAATCCGCCGCATTACCCGCAACATAAAACCGGAAGAAATTAAGCTAATCGACCCCTGCATGGGCAGCGGGCATATTTTGGTGTACGCCTTTGATGTGCTGTATCAGATTTATTTTAGTCAAGGTTATGCCGAACGCGACATACCCGATTTGATTTTGAAAAATAACCTCTTTGGTTTAGATATAGACGAACGCGCCTGCCAGTTGACCAACTTCGCGCTGCTGATGAAAGCCCGCTCGTACAACCGCCGCTTTTTCCGTCGCGACCCTGCCGATATTCCGCAACCACAGGTGTACGCCACGTTCGGCAACGCGGATTTGGAGGAATACGGCAGTCTGCTGAAAGTGGAAAGCGCGGGCGAAATGCCTACCGACCCGACGAACCTCATGGAAATGTCCGGCTACGAAGAACGGCTGAACGCTTGGCATTGCCATGATTTGCTTGCGCGGAAATATGATGTGGTGGTGACGAACCCGCCGTATATGGGTGCAAGCGGCATGGGCGGGAAATTGGCGGAGTTTGTGAAGAAGAATTACCCCGACAGCAAGAGTGATATGTTCGCGGCGTTTATTGAGCATTGCGGTACACTTACAAAGAAAAACGGCTATCAGGCGATGATTACGCAACACGCTTGGATGTTCTTGTCGAGCTATGAAAAACTGCGCGTAAAACTTGGGCAGCGGAACATCGTAAACATGGCCCACCTCGGAGCGCGGGCATTTGCCGAAATCGGCGGCGAAGTGGTGCAGTCCACGGCGTTTGTTATGCGTAGCGGTCATATCGGCGGTTATAAGGGCGTGTATGTACGCCTTGTTGATATTGGTGACGCGGAGGGTAAGGAACGCGAGTTTTTGAGCGGCGAACATCGTCATGTTGCTGACGGTGATGACTTTGCGAAGATACCGGGTAGCCCTGTGGCGTATTGGGTGAGCGAAAATATTATTGATGCTTTTATGTCGAACGAGAATTTTGGGAGTGCTGTTAAGTTTTGCGTTGGAATTTCGACGGCAGATAATAACCGTTTTGTCCGTAATTGGTTTGAGGTATCCTCTATGGATTTTGCTTTCCCTGCCAGTAGTGACAATGAAATTAAACATGATAAGAAATGGTTTCCGTTTAATAATGGAGGCGAAACAAGGCGTTGGTATGGAAATAACAGCCTAATAATCAACTGGAAAGATAACGGGCGGGAAATAAAGGATACGGGATTCGCTTCAATAAGAAATAAAGATTATTATATGCGTCCGGGGTATACATGGTCAGACATTTCAACTGGACGAATAGGGCTAAGGAAATTTGATTGCGGATATATTTTTTCTACCGCAGGGCTGTGTTTGTTTGGAGAACGTAATGTCGAACTTGTTGTCGCTTTATTGAATAGCGTTGCAAGCACAGCGTTGCTCTCTATTCTTTGTCCCTCATTGCATTTTAACATCGGGGATTTGGCAAAAATCCCGATATTAGATAGCAAGGGTAATGAGCAGTTAATATCGCATTTCATAAGCACCAACATCGCCCTCTCCCGCGCCGATTGGGATTCCTTTGAAACCTCATGGGATTTCACGACTCACCCATTGATAAAATCCGCAATTTTTAAGCCTGCACAAATAATGATAGAACAAGCGGCGGGTTCGTTAGTCGAAAACACAATGGAAGATGCGTTTAATAATTGGAAGCGTTTTACCAACGATAGTTTCAACGCCCTCAAAGCCAACGAAGAAGAACTCAACCGTATCTTCATCGACATCTACGGCTTACAGGACGAACTCACCCCCAAAGTCGAGGACAAGGATGTAACCGTCCGCCGTGCCGATTTGGGACGTGAGGTGCGTTCGTTTATCAGCTATGCCGTGGGCTGTATGTTCGGGCGGTATTCGCTTGATGTGGACGGGCTTGCTTACGCAGGCGGCGAATGGGATGCGGCGAAATACAAGACCTTCATGCCGGAGGAGGAAAACGTCCTCCCCGTTACCGACACGGATTATTTCAACAACGACATCGTTCTAAGGTTTATTGAGTTTGTTCGTACCGTCTACGGCGCGGCTACGCTTGACGACAACCTGTATTTTATCGCCGAAGCTCTCTACCCCAACACAAACGGCACAGCACGGGAAAAAATCCGCCGCTATTTTATGAATGATTTCTATAAAGACCACGTTAAAATTTATCAGAAGAAGCCGATTTACTGGCAGTTTGATTCGGGCAAGCTGGGCGGGTTCAAGGCACTTGTTTATCTGCACCGCTATGACAAGTACACCGTCGGGCGCGTTCGCATGGAGTATCTGCATCCGCTCCAACGAAGATACGAAGCGGAGATTGAGCGGTTGGAGGCTCTTGAAAAATTGCCCGAAACATCGGCGCGTGAAAAAGCGCAGGACAAAAGCGCGTAGAACTCCTGCGGAAGAAAATCGCCGAGTGCCGCAGTTACGACCAGATTATCGCCCACCTCGCCGTCCAAAACATAGAGCTTGACTTGGACGACGGCGTAACAGCGAATTACGCAAAGTTTCAAGGCGTGGAAATCGCGCAGGGCGATGGACGGTTGCCTGTGAAGATGGATTTATTGGGGAGGTTTTAGAGATGAGTGACTACAAAGTAATGGCAGCAAATTCAATAATGTTTTTTGAATCTTCTAAATTATTGAAGAAGGTCTTTGACGCTGCTGAAAAGGCAAATAATAAAGAATTAATGGCTTATTATTCTGTGCCATATATAGTGAATAAGTCCTTTGCTACCGAAATGGCTATTAAAGCTATATTAACAAAAGAAGGAGCGACTTTCAAAAAAATACACAAAATAGATGAGTTGTTTAAGTGTTTGTCTGCACATTGGCAAACGCAAATAATAAGCGGCTTAAAAATGGTATTTAACTATTCTGATGCCGAATGTGATGCTGAGTTAGTAAAAATCGGCAACGCTTTTGTAGATTGGCGGTATTTTCATGAAAAATCAAACCATATTAACTTAGGATTTTTTAATGTTTTTGTCGAAATTATCTGTCAAATATGCTACAAGGAATGTAAAACGTAACCCGAAAGAAGCACCAACACCAACAACCAAATCAAAGTGCAGACACCATCTGCAAAATAAAAAAGGAGGAATCGCGGTGTTAATCAACGACAACAGCTACTTCCAAGCGTTGGAGGACATAAAAACACGCATCCATGACGCGCAGCATAAAGCCGTCTTGGGCATGAACCGCGAGCAGATTATTCTGTTTTGGAATATAGGCAATGTAATCATCGAAAACACAAAATATGGGAACAAATTCGTTGAAAATCTTGCGCGGGACATCAAACTGGATTTCCCGAAAGCAAAGGGTTATTCTGTCCGAAATTTGAAATATATGCGTAAATTCGCAGCGTTTGTGCCTGACGAGGAAAAAGTGCAGACAGTGTCTGCACTTTTGAGTTGGTCGCATAACACGCATCTTTTGGATAAAACGAAAACGCTTGACGAATATCTCTGGTATGCCATGCAGACCATTGAAAACGGTTGGGCGTTGAGTTCGCTTGAATATCATACCGAAACCAAAGCCTATGCGCGGCAGGCGTTGGCTGATAAAACGGCGAATTATAAGGCTCTGCTTCCCATGCCGCAAAGCGGGCTTGCCACCGATACGCTGAAAGACCCGTATGTGTTCGATTTCGTTGAACAGCGCGAAGGAATCATAGAGCGTGAAATTGAAGATGAACTCGTGGCGAACATCGCAAAGACCATCATGGAGCTTGGCACGGGGTTTGCGTTCTACGGCAACCAATACCAAATAACCGTTGGAAATGTTGACTACTATCTCGACCTTTTGTTTTACAACACACGGCTTCGCTGTTGGGTTGTCATCGAATTAAAGCGCGGCAAATTTCAGCCCGAATACGCGGGTAAGCTAAATTTCTACTTATCTGCGGTGGACGATATGCTGCGGCATGAAAACGATAACCCGACAATCGGAATCCTGCTTTGCAAGGAAAAAGACAAAATGACCGCCGAATATGCCTTGCGCGACATCAATAAGCCCATCGGCGTGAGCGAATACAAGTTATCGGACTTCGTGCCGCAGGAGTTTGTCGATACCCTGCCATCGGCGGAGGATATAGAGAAACGGATTAAGGATAAATTCAAAATAGAGGAAGATTAG